ACGCCCGGACCTGGCAGGAGCTGCTTGGGAGGGCCGGGCAGGGGCAGCAGTTGTTTGGGATCCCCGGGGATCGGCAGGAGCTGGCGGGGATCCCCGGGGATCGGCAGGAGCTGCCGCGGCTCGCCTGGGATGGGAAGCTCCTGCTTCGGCAGGTAATAGATGTAGTACTCGCGCGTGATCTGCGGCGCCGCCGGCGGCGCGGGCTGTTGCTGCTTGCTCACCAGGTCGATGATCCGCTCGAGGAGCTGCTTGTTCTCCTCGCGCGATCGGCGCAGCTCATCCTCGAGCTTCTGCCGCCAGGGCAACAATGCCACCGGCTTGACTCCTGGCCCCTGACTCCTGACCTCTTGCACTACGGGCGCGGTTGCCGGCCGATAAAACGTCTGGGCCGATAGGGGACCTGCCAGGAGCCCCATTGCCAGCAGGACCGCGGGCACGACGACGCCACGCGGTCCATTGGGAGGGGAAGAAGGAGGCTTCGCGGGCTCCGCGTCATCGGCCTTGACCTTGAGGCGGACGCGGCCGCTCACGTAGTTGACGATCACCCCAGCGCTGGCCAGCAGCGTAAACACGGCGGTGATGCCGGCCGTCAGGGCGCCCTCAAGCGTCGAGCGATCGGCGTTGTTGACCGCGCCCAGGATCACGAGCAGGGCCAGCACCTGGCCGACGGCGGCGATCCAGAATTCGGTGGTTTTCCATCCCGGCTTCATGGGAGCTCCTAACCACGGATGACACGGCGCCGCCCGGGCTACGGTCAGCCGTAAGGCGTACAGCCCGGCGGGCCGGAGATCGGGGCGGGGAGCCTTGGCAACCCTCGCGGCGGCGCCGGCGGCGCCGGCCAGCGTTTCCTTTCCGACTCCTGACCCCTGACTCCTGACCCCTGCTGTTTGGCCAGGAAGGCCAGCACGGCGCTATGGCTGGCATACATGCCCCGCCCGCCGGGGCTGGTCTCGTAGGCCTGCACCACGCCAATCAAGAGGCCGGCGTCGGCGTCGATCAGCCCGCCCCCCGAGCGGCCGTGCCAGGGCTTTTGCTTGGTCCAGGTGATCCGCCCCTGGCTGCTCACGATCGTGGCCGGCCGCATTTGCGGCGGCATCTGCATGTTGTCGTAGCCCACGCTCAGGACGTTGCCGGGCCGGTGGCCGGCCGGGGCCACCGGGCACACGTAGGGCAAAGGCCCGTGATTGAGCCGGATCAGCGACAAGTCGCTTTTGTAATCCACGTCCAGGACGACGACGCCGACCTTGCCGGGATGCGCGGGCTTCGTGGGCACGGGCACGTCGAGGGCCATGGGCTTATGGCGGGCCGCGCCCTGCAGCATGTGGGCACAGGAGAGGATCAGGCTGTGGCCCTGAGTCGTGGCAATCACGGTGCCAGAGCCGCCGTGCGACGGGATGCGGACCACGGCGTGCTCGCCCTTGGCCTGCACATCCAGATCCAACACAAAGGCACAAAGAAGCAAGCACAGGCGCTTCATGGGTTTTTCTCGTGGTTTTGTCGGGTTGCCAGCCGCAGGAGTTCCTCGAGCAAGCGGCGGTTGGCGTGGATCAGGCTGTTGGTAGCCGCGCGCTGGCGGCCATCGTGCTCGCGCTGAGAGCGCAGCTCGTCGCGAAAGGCTTTCAATTCCTCCCGGGCGATCTGCCGGTCCTCCTGGTGCAGCTCGACGAGCTGGTCCTGGCCGCGGATCAACAGCACGCAGACCACGCCCACGGCGGTCAGGTTGGCAAGGATCTTCGGCCAGCCGCTGAGCCCGAAGCTGCCGTTCGTATCCCGGCCGTGGGCCTGGCTCTGCATGGACGCGGGCCTCCAAAGTCGTGAGAGGTCAGTGGCCATTATGGCCGTGCCGCCCATCCGAGAAGTAAACCAATCAGAAGCCGCTAAACTCCGGGGGCTCGTAGTTGGCCAGCTCGGTCAGGTCGGCGATCGCGGCCAGTCTGCCATCGAGGCTCGTGTCCAACCGGCGCATGTCGCGGCGCTTGATCTTGAGACCGGCGGCGCGCAGGGCGTCGCCCTCGTCTTCGGCCTCCAGGATGCGCTCGGTTATCTTCGCCAGTAAACCGCGCTGCGGGCGGTCGCGTCGCCACAGCAGGTACGCGCGCTGGACCTGCCGGGCCGCGGCTACGTCGATCACTAGAGCCGAGCCGTTCCAGCGCAGGGCGGCCCGGAAGCCGCGGCGCACGCGATCCAGGGCCGCCAACACGACGGGCACTGTGGCCGAATCGACGCGGCCAACGTAGTGCGCCGACCGGAGAGCCGGCACGGTCCAGCCCTCTCTATCGACGCCGCCGATCTTCCCCTGGAAATAGAGCGCCCAACCATCCAGCCATTGCCCGACCGGCTCGCCAGCCAGCGGCGGAAAATCCTTGCAACACGTCAGTCGAATGCGCTCGCAATAGAGACTGCCGTCCGGCCGGCGCACCGGCGCGCCCATGTCCCACACGATAGTATCCAGACCCATTACTGGTCTCCGAAGCACGCCAGGCTGATGCGCGAGCTGTCCTGGTTGGCCGTGTCCGAGTCGTCGGAACATCGAACCTGCAACGAACCGGCAAGCTGGCCCGCGCTTTTGAGCGTCGTAGCGTCGCCGGCGCCGCCCTCGTTGTTCGGCCCAAAGCACACGGCATAATTGGCGGAGGAGAAGTCGGTCGTGAGCGTGCTGGTCGTGAGGCCGACGCCGTCATCCGTGGGCGGCGAATCGAAATTGTAGGAGAGCGAGTAAGCCTGCGTGCCGCTCTGGTTGAGGACGGCGAAAGCCTTGGCGACGCCGGGATGGTTCTGGAGCCGGCCGGGCGTGACTGCCACGGTGTTGACGCTGGCCCCCTCCATTTGCGCCTGGGTCGCGATCGGGATGTTGGCCGACACGTTGTTGGGCGTCGACGCGTCCTTCTGCCAGCGGGCGTTGATGGCGTCGGCCGGCGCCGCCGGCGTGGCGTCGTCGAAGTCCGCGTCCGTGGCGGCGGCGCCGTTGACGGAGATGTTGTCACCGCCGCCGCCGGCAGTTACCGTAGCGTTGATTTTGTTGCCCGCGTCGTCATAGGAGAATGAGATGCCCGAGTGCGTGCCCGTGGTGAACAGCGAGGCGGCCGCGTCCTGGGCCTGCTCGTCGCTGTAGGCGGTGGCGCCAATTGCCGTAATCAGGCCGCCCGAAACCGTGGAGCCGTCCTGCAGCGTGCCCCAGGCCCCGTTTTTGTACGTGGAGCTGGGACCGTGATAGACCGCAAAAAAGGGCTGATGGTCGACGGTGGTGCCTTTGGCGGTGACGCGCGGTTGCGTGGCCCCATTAGCAGTGCCGCGCCGAATTTCCAAGTTGGCTTTGTTATTGACGTCACCGGAATCCCACGCCGACACGACCGTCTCGGCAAAGCCGCCGCCGCCATCCTGCAGGGTGAGCTGCGCGCGCAGGCTGGAGAGCGCGACTGTGCCGTTCACGAGCACGGCGTCTTGAAAGGTTTTCAGGCCGCCGAAGGTCTGGGCGCTGGCGCTGACGACGCCGCGCGTGCTGGCGTCGGCGTCGGGCCAGTTGATGGCGTACACCTGCCGGCCGTTTTCGTAAGTCGTCGGTCGGGCCAGGTAGCGCGTGGACAGCGCCGGCACGCCGCCGTTGGCGTCAACGACCCAAATATCGTCCTTGTCGGTGTAGGCGTCCAGGGCGGCGTCGTGGAGCAGCCACTTGCCCGGATAGCGGCCGCTGGTGGGCGTGGTCGAGGTGATGCGCACCCAGTGCTGCTGACTGGCGCGCGGCCGGCCGCGGCCGCGGCGCGCGCCGCCCCCGGCCGGCGCGGCCTCCACCTCATCGACGGCGGCCAGGATGCGCTCGGCGGTCTCGCGGCTGAAGGCAACCGGCTTCTGCGGCACTGTGACTCCTGATTCCCTGACCCCTGACTCCTGGCTATTTGCGGCTGTACTCCAGCCAGGCCGCGTACAGCTCGACGGCGTCCGTGGCGTGCGTCCCCGGCGTGAAGGTCAGGGTCCAGGCCTTGAGCGTCGTGGTCGAGGCCGTGGCGGTGACGGTTTTACTGACCGTGGCCAGGGTGTTGGACAGGGCGCCGGTGGCGCCGCCGATGTTGGCGCCGCCCACGTCCTCGCGCATGTCCACGGTCACCGTCGGCGTGTCGGTGGCGCCGGACATCTTGGCCCGCAGCTTGACGGTCACGACCTTGGCTTCGTCCAGGTCCACCGGGCTGACCACCGACATCGTGATGGCGTCGGTGTTGCCGGCCGCCCACTTAATCCGCAGCATGGGATCGGTGCCGACGTTGACGCGCTCGAGGATGGGCGTGGTGTCCTTGGCCAGGATGCCGCCGGAGCCTTTGGCGGCGCCGGTGGCGGCCGTGTCGATGTCGGCGGACACCAGCTCGCGCCAGTCCACCAGCGGGAGCTGGATTTGCCCGGTGGCCAGCGTGGCGGTGAGGTGGCTGGCCTCGACGTTGTTGGCGGCGGGCACCATTTTCTTGGCGGTCAACGTGCCATCGACGTGCAGGTTGCTGGCTACGCGGCTCATTGTTACCTCTCGGCTTGGGACAGTTCACGATTTGGTTACAGCCGCAGATCGAGCTCCTCGAAGCGTTTGTAGCGGCGCGGGTAAAAGGCCAGGTATACGGGCGTGGCGCCCGCGGCCAGCTTCCTGCCGGTGCCGTCGAGCATTGTCGGCTCGGACAGGGGCACGCCGCCCGGCGCGATCTCCACCTGGGCGCCGGCGACCAGCTCGCGCGTGCCGCGGTCGAGCAAATATTCAGGCTGCCACTTCAGGAACACCCGGCCTTCCACGAGCTGGTTGGCGACGTCGCCGACGCGCTCGTAGCGCTTGAGCTGCACCGCCGGGCCGTACTTCATTACGAAAGTGACGGTGACCGCCGAGTAGGAGCCGATGCCGTCATCGCGCTGGTCCCACTCCTCCTTTTCGGTGATCGACTCGCACTTGACCGCGCCCGGCTCCCAGCCCAGGAAGTGGGTTTCGTTGACGGCGTTCTCGAATTCCACGATCTTCAGCTCGTCAAAGGAGCTTAAGTTCACCTCGACGTGCAGGGTCAGCAGCGAGTCCTGGATCTCGTAGGGCGGCTCGAACGGCTGCTCGGCGCTGTTGATGTAGGCATCCCCGTAAATGTCCACCTGCGGCACGCGTGCTTCCTTGACGGAGCCCCAGGTGAGCTTGGCCGGCCGCTCGATGGGGTTTTCGTCATGCAGCTCCGGATCACCAAAGCCGGTGGAATAGCGGCACACCACCTCGCGCAAATAGAAGCCCTCCGGCGAGGCTTGGGCGACAACGCTGACGCAGCGGGCGTTGAGGTTGCGCTCGGTGTCGGTGATGTAAAGGGCGCCGCGGCGCGGCACGCCGGGCGCCAGCCGGGCCGCGTCCGGGCCGTCCTTGACGTTGTCCACCCGGAGCTGAAACTTGCGCTCGTACTCGAGCACGCCGTCCTTGTCCTCGGTGACAATGGCGCCGTACCACACTTCATGCAAGCTGCCAGCGACGAAAGCCATGGGGGGATCACTCGATGACGTCAAAGACGCCGTCGCGCAGGGCGGCGGCAATTTCAGTTAGCCGCGCCTCGCGGCGGCGGTCGCTGTCGCGCTGCTGCTCGAGCACGCGCCGAACCCGCTCAATGGGGCTTTCGGCGGCGGCGCGGTCGGCTTCGGCTTGGCGGTTAATGGCCGCGGCGGCCCCCGAGCTGCCCGCGGTTAGGGCTTGCACCGCCACCGGCCTGGCTACGGCGGCTGCGGCGGCGCGGTCGAGCTCCAGCAAAAACTCGCGCTCGCGCCTGGGCGCCTCGCGCTCCGCCTCCGCGCGCTCGCGGTCGCGCTGGGCCTGGCGCAACTGCGCGGCCAGCCCCTCATTGCCGGCGGCGGAGGCGCGCCGGGCCATGACCTCTGCCTCCGTCAGGCCAAGGCTCTCCGTCTCCTTGCGCATCTTTTCCAGGAGGCTGGTAGCCTCGGTCAGGGTGCGAGCATAATCGCGCACCTCCTGGGCGCGCTGGACTTGCTCGAGCTGCGGGGCAAGCGCGCGCGCGGCCTCAGCGAGGCTCAGGCCGCTTTTGCGGGCATGCTCCTGCACCAACGCCCAGCGCTCGGCCTCGTTGGCCGCCATCATCATGCGCTGGGTTTCGTCGCCGATCCTGGCCGCCAAGTCGGTGGCGCCTTGCTGGGCCTGGGCGGTTTGCAGCTCCTGCTGCGCGCGCGCCGCCCCGCGCAGCTCAACGGCCAGCCTGCGCTGGGCCTCGGCCAGGTCGATGCCCGAGGCCTCCGCGAAGCGCTGCGCCTGCGCCAGCCGCGCCGCCTCATTGGCGGTCAAGCCCACGGCCGCCTTGGCGTTATCGAGCTCGCGGGCCATGTGCGCAATCGACGTTTCGGCCTCGCCCAACGCAAACGCTTCGCGGGCGGCCGCCAGGGCTGGATCGGCGAGCACGGCGCGGAGCGCCGCCGCCGCGGCGGCGGCTTGCTCGTAGCCCCTGGCGATCGCCTGCACGCTCTCGGCGTGCGCCTCCCGCATCAGTTGCTCCGGCCCGACCATGCCGCCCATCATCAGGTTGCCGCGACTCGGGTCGGCGACGCGCAGGCGTGCCTCAAGCGCGGCGCGCGCCGTGATTTGGGCTGCCTCCTCGAGCGCCTTTTTCAGTTGCTCGGCCTCGACCGCGCGCACCGCCGCGGCCAGCGTGTTCGCGCCCTGGCTCATGCGGGCAAAGGCGTTGCCCGCGCTGGCGGCGAGCTTTTGCGCCTCCTGATCACTTTTGACGAACAGGGCAATCAAGCCGGCGCCTACGGCGATGGCGCCGCCGATGGCCATTCCCAGCGGGCCAAACGCCGCAGAGGTCGCGGCGGCGGTGTTACCCACCGCATGAAGGCCGGTGGTCATATCCTTGATCTGACCGATCTGGAACAGACCAGCCCCGGCCGCGCGCAAGCGCGCGGCCCCCTGCTCGACCTTGCTCATGCCGCCCGCGGTGGCGGCGAAGCCTTGGACGGTTTGCGCGCTCGTCTGGCTTACGGTCCGACCGAGTTCCTGGGTGCTTTTTTGGGCTGCGCCCAGGCCTTGCGTCAGGCCGCTGGTGTTGGCGGTGATGGCGACGGCGAGTTGGCCGATGTTTGCCATGGGAAGCCCAGGGACGGCCGTCCCTGGGCTTTCAGGGCGGCAGCGTGTCGTTGAGCATTCGCACCTTGGCCAGCAGCTCCTTGCGCGAGGGCGGGCGGGGCGGCCGCCACAGGTGGCCCTCCTCCAGGCGCTTGGCGGTGCCGTTGACGGCGTACAGCACCTGGCAGATGTGGGCCTGGGCGTCGTCCAGGGCGTCCGACCACCACGGGTCTGTCTGGTAGTCGGCCAGCCACACGGCCAGCTCGCGCGAGTCCATGCGCTGGCCCAGCTCGCGGATCGTGCAGTGCAGCGTCTTGGCCAGCCGGATCAGGAATTTCAGCCGGCTGCCTGGCCGTTCGAGCCTGGCCCGAAAAAATCGACCGTCTCCCGCGTCAGGCCCGCCAGCCGTTGGGCGACCTTGAAGATCCGGTTCATCGGCTTGGCCGACTTTTGCGCCAGCAGTAGCACTTCGTCCTCGTCGAAGAGCGGATTGCCGCCGGCGTCGCAAATGCAGCGGGCGCACAACCTGGCGCGCATGTTGCCCAGGTCCGCCTCGACGTCTTCTTCGCCAGCGTCGGCGGCCGCCTTCAGCTTTTTGCGGTCGATGCTTTCAAGCTGGAAGGCGTCCAGCTCGCCAACGGGCAGGCTGCGCACCCAGACGTAAGGCACGCCCTCCTCGGGCTTGTGGCCAGCCGGCGCCCACTCCGGCGCGGGCACTTTTTCCTTAACCAGGTCCTTGGCCTCCAAGATGTGCTGCTTGGTCAACTCCATTGGAACCTCATTGGAACCTCATTGGAAACTCATTGGAAACTGCTGACGCTTTACGAGTTCAGCGTCGGTTTCTCGGTCACTTCGTAAGTCCAGTCGATGGTCATCTTGCCGTCGTGGGGGGCGCCGGGGCCGTAGCCGGTGACGTAGCCGGCGAACGGTCCCCACACCGTCGAGGAGCCGTCGGGCCAGGTGATCTTGACGTTGCGCTTGGTGCGGTTGTTGCAGTCGTTGCGGAAATTTTTTTGCGTGGCGTTGGCGGGCAGGTGGTGCGTGGTGATGGTGATCTCGCCGTAGTCCACGATCCCGGAGGGGATCTTCTCGGCGGCGTTGTTGGCCGAGTCGTTGTTAGTGGCGTTCAGGAGCGCCGCTTTGACGCCCGGACCTTTCACATCCACGGTCTCGGCCAGCGTGGTGAACACCTCGGGGCTCGCGGCGTCACCCACGGCGAACAGGAGACCGAAGCCGGACTTGGCGGAAGTGGGCATGGGCGAACCTTTCACAAGTCAGACGTCAGAGGTCAGGAGTCAGCGGGCGTTAAAGGCTAAGGCCAGGCGCCGGCCGGGGCCTTTATGCTCGGGCACGCTGTGGGCCAGGCCGGCCGGGAACACCAGCAGCAGGCCTGGCTTGGCTTCAATGGCCATGTCGGCGCCGGAGTCCGGGTGAAACACGATCGGGCCGGCGCCGTCGAGGTAATACAGGGCGGCCCACTCGTTGAGCACGACCTGGTCGCCGGCGCCCTGGTGGCTCACCGAGTGATCGTGTCGCTGGATCCAATCGCCCGTGGGCCGGACGAAACCGGTTTGCGGGTCCTGGCCGGGCGGGTGCAGCAGGTTGAACCACCAGCACACGTCCCAGGTTTTGGTCTGCGGTAGGTGGCCGCGGATCTCGTCAATGAGCTGATGGAGCACGCCAGCCGAAGCCGGCACGCCGACTTGCTTGGCGGTGGCCCAGCCGCCATAATCCTCGACCAGCGCGCCGTCGGCATCAAGCCGCTGGCGGCGGCACACGCCCAGGTGGCTGTGGCCGTCCTTGTCCCGGAGCTGCTTGGCCAGCCGCTTGAGCGGCGCGTAGGTCACCGGGTCCAGCTCTTTTTGCAACGGCCACATGACTTCTGACCTCTGACTTCTGGTTTTTTTTACCGTTCCCACATGATCATGAAGTCGAGCGTCGCCACCGGGTCGCCGTCGGCGCCGCCGGGCAGCGGCTCAAGGTCGTCCGCGCCGCCGTCGATGAAGGCGTGCTGAATCGTAACGCCGCCAGCGGTCCCGGAGAAACCGGACAACGGGCCGCCGTCCTTGGAGGGCTTGGCGACTTGCTTGGCCAGGCTGTCGGCCTCGTCGCTGGTGGCGCCGATGCACTGGACCTCGACGCGGCTTTCGACGGCGCCCGTGGCGCCGTCGTTGGAGTAGACGTCCTGCTCGCTGATGACCCGGAACACGATGCAGGGCGCCCGGCCGTTGGTCCCTTGCGGCCGCTGCCGCGGAAACACCCGCTTGGGACTGCTGCCCACCAGGTCAGTAATCGCCGTTATCGCCGTCAGGCGGGCGAACACCGCTTTCTTGACGCTCATGGTTCGCCAGCGCCTCCGTCACTGCCAGCTCGCCGAACAGGTCGGCCAGCAAATCGTCCACCGAGCACTTGGGCGCGCCGGTCATCGACTCGTAGACTTCACAGCCGCCATCGGAGGGGAGCACTTGCAGCAGCAGCTCGCGGGCATGGCTGAGCGGCCGCGGCGGGATCGACCACAGCTCCAGAGTGCCCACCACGGCGTCGATGCGCCAGCGGATCGTGCCGCCGTGCTTGCGGCAGGCCTGGCGGATGGCCCTGGCGTCCCGGACCGTGCCGGTCATGCGCTCCTCGCTTCCTGTTCGATGCCGGCGGCCAGCTCGGTCTTGATGGCGCTGGCGACGGCGCCTTTGGCGGAGTCGCGGGCCTGGGTCATGAACCGCGTCCGCGCCTCGACGATGGGCCCGTACTTGACCGGATCGACCTTCTTGCCCTTGATGACGGTGCCAAAGCCGGTCCGCGGGCCCACGATCCCGACCACGGTGCCCGACTGGCGGTAGACCTTGATCTTACGGCCCTGGCTCTTTTTCAAAAGTCCGTGCCGCCGGGGCGTCTTGGCCTTCGCCTCCCTGAGCAGGATCTTGGTGCCGGCGCCGATGGCCCGCCGGGCGATCTTGACGCCCATGGTCCGCTTCATGGTCTCCAGCTTGGCCAACAGCGGCTCCAGGCCGTCAACACGTGCGCTGATGCTCACTTGTGCTCCTTGGCCCACACCCAGTGCTCGAGCTTGCGGCCGTCCGGGTTATCGACGCGCAGCACCTTCCACGTCCGCGCATCGAACTTGAGCTGGTGGGTAGCGTCCAGGCCGGTGTAGAACTTCAGCTTGAAGAGCGCATCGGCCTCGGCGACCACCTGGCCAACGCGGAAGGTCTCGTTGCCGGCCAGCGGCTCGTAGCTGCCCCAGCGCGTCGCCGTCGGCGTGCCGGGGAACGTCGAAGGCATCGAGCCCGTGGTCGCGTCCTGGGTCTGGGTCGGAGCATACAACTCGATCCGGTGTCGCATTGTGCCGGCGGCAGTCACGAAGACGACCTCACTTGAGGCGGCGGAACTCCAGAGCCGCCCGGACCTGGCCCTTGCACAGCGTTTTGGGCTTGCCCACCTCGAGCAGGGCGCGGATTTCCTTGGCCTGCTGCTGGGCCTGGGCCTGAACCGACTCCAAGACGAAGCTTTCCGGGTCGGGGAAGGCCTCGCCAACCAGGTCGGCCAGGGTTTCGCCCGTACGAGCGTGGAGCTTGGCCACGGCCAGGGCCAACAGCCGCTGCAGGTCTCCGCTCGTGACGAAGAGCTGGTGATAATCGCCCGGCACGATCAAGGTGCCGGTGACGCGCACCTTGAACTCGACCGGGTAGCTGCCCTCGACCAGCTCCTGGCGGGCGGCGTCGGCCAGGGCGCGCGGGAACTTGTCCAGGGCCACGGCCTCCTTGGGCGCTAGGCCCAGGGACGGCCGTCCCTGGGC